CTTCATTGTAAGGATTATCTTTTTCATATTGAATACGAGCAGTTGCTATTTGGAAGTATTCCTCTTCCCTTTCAATACCAATGAAGTCAAATCCACCTCTTATTGCCCCCTTACCTGTTGAACCACTACCCATAAATGGGTCTAAAGTAGTTCCACCTTTCGGAGTAACTAAACGGATAAGGTATAACATCAAATCAGTTGGTTTTACAGTTGGGTGATTGTTCTTTGATGGCAACACATTTCTTGGTTTTCCCGATGATGTATTTATGCTATTGCTTCTTGCAGATGGAAGGTTTTTAAAATCATTTGTATCTGGTAATTTTTCCTCAAATTCATCCAACCCTTCATTTCTGTCTTTTTTTGAGGTTTTGGGACAGTAGAAGAAGCGAGATGCTCCGCCTACATCACCAAGACCACCTACATTAGCTGCAAGATTTTCATTTTTATATTTACCATATACATTTTTTCCAAGTGAACCTTTGGATGCATCACCGCTGCCACCTGTAGATTTGGATATACCACTTTGTTCATCTAATAACTTACCCGCTTCTTCATCAAAGATAATGTTGGCGGGGAAACGGCCTTCTACTGTATTTTCAATATCTTTTGGAATCCAATTATCATCTCTAAAAGTTCCTGCTCCTTCTGGTTTTTTTGATGACATACCTTTATAAGTTCTTTCTTCATTTCCTATCCTACTCTCATCTATATTTATCCCACCAGTTCCCCACTCTAATACATTATCAACTACTGTTTTTTCACTTAGTGGTTTTCTTGCCATTACAATTGGTTCATGCGCAGGTTTAAGAGCTGTTCCCCAGCCATTCCATTGTTTTGCAATTGGATTTTGAACTTTTACTGATTTACCACTCCAAGCATTCTCTCCATCTGACATTGTTCTATCACCTGCTTCTTTCCATTGAGAACCAGGAATACCTAACTCATCTTTGGTTTCCATTTTTTTACCCGAATATCTTGAACTACCGTTTACCAATTTACTTTCTAATGATTTTCCTAAGTTGAGTGACTTCGGAAACCCACTTCCATAGACCCAGAGTATCTGGTCTCTTATCTCAAACCCTGCATCTTCTATTCTAACTGCCATTCTGTGATAAGTTCTACTACCTGCGAAAGCTAAAAGATGCCCACCAGGTTTTAGAACTCTAATACACTCTTCCCAAATTTCTTGTGAGGGAACATCATAGTCCCAAGTTTTGCCCATAAAACCACCTTTTGAAGTTTTACCACTGTTTGGTGCAGCGGATAGTCCATATGGAGGGTCTGTAACAATGCTATCTACTGAATTATCTTTTAATTCTTTTAACTTATATAAACAATCTCCTAATAATAATTTCATATTACCAAAATTTTTGTGCGTTCTTATTTGTTTCTATTCTTTCACCTGTTTCTTCATTGTAAGGATTATCTTTTTCATATTGAATACGAGCAGTTGCTATTTGGAAGTATTCCTCTTCCCTTTCAATACCAATGAAGTCAAATCCACCTCTAACTGCCCCCTTACCTGTTGAACCCGAACCCATAAATGGGTCAAGTGTAGTTCCATTCTTTGGAGTAACTAAACGGATAAGGTATAACATCAAATCAGTTGGTTTAACTGTTGGATGGTGGTTTTTTCTTTTATTGACTCCACGATTTCTTGGATTATCACCACCCGGATTTCCTTCTTTACGAGATAAGTCTTGTTGTTTTTCTTCAAACCCATCCAACCCTTCATTTCTGTCCTTTTTTGAGGTTTTGGGACAGTAGAAGAAGCGAGATGCTCCGCCTTCGTCATTATGTCTTACTGTTACTTTGTTTTTTAATCCTTTGAAAAAATCATCCTGCTCTTCTGGATTTGTATAACCTATATTTGTTGCCGTACATTTACTTATACCACTTTGTTCATCTAATAACTTACCCGCTTCTTCATCAAATATAATGTTGGCTGGAAATCTACCCAAATCAGTTTTACCAACTGCTTTGTTTCCTCTTATGTCCGTTTCTTCACCAACTCTACTTATACCCCAACTAATGTTATTTTCCCTAGCATCTCTTTCCCCACCTTCTATCCTGCTTTCATCTATGTTTATTCCACCTGTTCCCCACTCTAATACATTATCAACTACTGTTTTTTCACTTAGGGGCTTTCTTGCCATTACGATTGGTTCATGAGCTGGTTTAAGGGCTGTTCCCCAACCTTCCCATTCAGTATTCCCTTTGGTTATAGTTTGTGTTTCATGTAGTTTATATTCTTGTCCATGAAATGTTTTACCCCCACTTGTTATTTTTTTTTCACCAACTACATCTCTATCATTGCCGAGTTTTTTATCAACCCCTTTACCCACATCCATAGACTTGGGGAAACCACTTCCATATACCCACATTATCTGGTCTCTGATTTCAAATCCTGCATCTTCAATTCTAACTGCCATTCTATGGTAAGTTCTACTACCTGCGAATGCAAGTAAGTGCCCACCTGGTTTTAGAACCCTAATACACTCTTCCCAAATCTCTTGTGATGGAACATCATAGTCCCATTGTTTGCCCATAAATGATAATCCATATGGAGGGTCTGTAACAATACTATCTACTGAATTATCTTCTAATTCTTTTAACTTATATAAACAATCACCTAATAATAATTTCATACTTTAATTCTTAAATCCTTTTACTTCTACATCTGGTTCATCCATTTCTTCTTGTCTTTGAAGGGGTTGAATATTCATAAACGGTGAATTCATATCCGCATTCATATTCAAAAGAACTTGGGTTAGTTCTCTCATATCCCTTTCCATTGTGTTTACTTTCATATAGAGAAAAAATGAAAATAAAATAGGAATTAAGAGAGTAACGAATATGAATAGAGAAAATAGGTTTGTAATTATATCATTCATTGTTTTCAAATTTTAAGAGTTCGGTGTAAAGTGATTTTGGTATTGGTTCTGCCATCGCTCCATTATGATTTTGGATGCTGGCATAAAACTTATCATCAATTTTGGCAACCACAAGACTGCCATAGTAATTTTTCAGTTTTGTGATTTTGGTATGTTTATGATGGTTCAAATCAAATGATTCAGATTTCATATACCTATTTATTTTTTAGATTTTGGTTTATTTACAACTGCTGAAATCATCAAAAGGATAATTACAATCAGTATAATCAATGAAAAACTTATCCAAATTGGTGATAAGACCCACCACCAACTCCATTGAATATACCCTGTTAATTTCAGAGCAATAAATAAAAGAGTGAGAAGGCTGGTAAATCCGATTGAACTTGATGAAGTTGCTGTGTTATTATCCATAGTTTTCTCCGTTTTAGGGTTTAGGGTTATCTAATTTACGCTCTACGATTTGTTCCAATACCAAGTCTATTGGCCAAAGTAAGGTTCCAATCAAAAGGATTCCAACCCAACTTTCTTTGTTTGGATTCGGGTTAAAAAACCAATTTCGAATCAGTAACAATAGTGAGTATAGTAAACCGATATAAATATAAATTTCCATAGTGTTTTCCGTTTAAGTGTTTGAGGTTTCTTCTTCACAAATATATCTCCCATCCTCTAAATAAATAGATTTGGTTCTTCCGTAACTATCGTAATAGTCATTGGATAAATACAATTTGCGATAAGAGTTTAGTTTCAATCTATCGTGAGTTGTATTGTAAGATTGGTTTCGTATAATTTTATTCAATACTCCCATAATATCATTCCATATCAAAATATTGTGAGTTGATGTAGATGCTAACCTTTCAGTTTCTGCCCAATCTAACAGTTTAAGAACCCACTTACTTAAGTTGTCTGTTAACTGGATTCTTGTTGGTTCTTTACTCATAGAGTTGAGAATTTAGGTCTGCTCTCCATTCTTCCCACTCAGTTCTATACTTTGGTGGTTTCGCTGGAGTTTCCCATCGCAGTTCAACTTCAAGTTCCCTTTCACGTTGTAGGATACGTTGTTCACGTTCCCATTCCAAAATTTCCATCTGTACTGTTGGGTCTGATAAATCAGTATAATCCATAGTATATTTTATTTTAAGGTTATTTGTTTTATTGCCACTTTCGGAAATTCAACTTCTGTTTTTCCGCCTTTCTATCATATTTACTTCTATCTTTGTGAGTTCTTTGTGTGGTTTGAACTCCGATTTGTCTCCGAATTTCACGTTGAGACCAACTTCTATTAAATGATACATTTGAATTCTTCATAATCATAGGGGTTTAGGGGGTTATCTTTTTTACTACAATCATAATATAAGAAATTCCCCAATCAATGTCAAATTATTTCTTCAATATCCCAACACCAAATTGGAGTCTTTTTACCTACATAAGCACTAGTCATATTGAAATTTATATACTCCAATATCTCATCATCGCTTTCCCAATCACCCTCT